ACCAACCTGCATCGACACTGCCATAAGGTAGGTGCCCTGCGTGTTCTTGGTCAGTTCGATGGCTTCCCAGTCGTTCGGGTGAAGAACGACACCGGTCGGCTCGTAGTAGGCGAGGAACGCCAGCGTGGCCGCACGACGGATTGCATCCGCCTTGGTGTCCGGAACCGGATCCGTGGCGCCGTCGCTCCACGAGTACGGCTGGATGCCCGGGGTGTTCAGGATGCCGAGAAGGTTCTCGCCAAGCCCGTCACCCTTAAGGATCTGGGCGTCTTCCTGAAGGCGAAGCCCGTACAGGAGTTCGTTGTCGATGATCGACCGCAACTGCGGCTCGTCAGCGAGAACGTTCCGGTGAGCGGCTTCCCAGTGAGCGAGGGTCCGGACCGGAGCCTGCTGGCCGATGAACTGGAACGACGACTGCGGCTTGAGGCCGAAGGCGCCGCCCGAGCGCTCCGCCACCGACGAGGCGGCGTTGACAGCCGACGTGCCGGGGGTGGTGAACCCGCTCATCTGGAAGTACTCAACCACCGCGGCGGTCGTGGTACGGGTCGGGAAGAGGTCACGCACTCGGCGGGTCCGCATCGGGGGGACAACAATCGGATCACGCTCGATCACACCGAACTCACCGGGGTTGCCGGTCGGCATGGCCGAGAAGACGTCCTTCTGTGCCCACAGGCTGCCAAGATCGCCTCGGTTGAGAACGAACGGGCTAGGCATGTTGGCGCCGTTGCGGCCAGCGTTAAGGGCCTTGAACTCAGGTGACGCAAGGAACAAGGAGCCAAGGCTCTTGACGCCAGCGCCGTAGGAAGCCGCACCGGCTGCAACAGCCTGAGCAATGGAATCCTCGGTGGGCTGGTTGCCCCAAGCCTCAACACCCTGCAGGCTCTCAAGACCCTCAATCAGGCTCTTGATCTCCTTGATGTCACGCATGTTGGAGTCGAACGCTGACTTCTGCTCCGTTGAGACGATGACGGTGCCATCCTCAATTCGGAAGGAGTCAGCGATCTCCTTGTTTTCTGCCATCTTCGCGCGCAGGGCACCCTGAAGTTCCCGCAGGCGACTCTCGTCAAACGACATTTCTTTTTTTACCTCGTGTTTTTGAGTGGATGTTTGCTTGAGTGACCCGAGGTTTAGGTGAGCACCCAACCGCTTGTCTAAGTTTAAGTTACAAGACGTAGCAGAAAAAGTTATGCAACTATTCAGGAAAGTTTCATTTTACTTTCCATCACTTGACAGTAACTTAAAACGGCATTCAACGAGCGCATCTATGTGTAGATTCGCAATCTACGAACACCGACTTTACTGTTAAAACCCCTACCTTTTCGAACATTTCCTTTTGCTTCAAATTCGGAATCAAGCAATTCTTTACCTTTGCTTCTCCAAGGATGATTTCTTGGCAAAAGATCGTTGTCATTAACGTAACGCGAATTTTTAGGCTTGCCCTTGCGTAACATTTCAAGAAAAGCGTTTACCCGCCCCATTGCCCACTGACCACGGGTCATACCCGGTCTATGACTCACACTAAAAGCACCAGCACCACGCCTATAAACAGCCTTCAACGCACCCAAACTTGTTCTTTTCCCAGCACCATAAGCCGAATTATGCGCTCTTAATTTTGTTTTTAAAGCCTCAAGCGTCGCTGCACTAATTTCAATTTTTGCAGCAGATCCAATGGAAGCAGCCGTCTGACGGCTATTGCGCCTCGAACCAAAAACCCTATCCTGCGGACGGGCCGGTGTCGCAGCCAAACGATCGGAACGCGCCCCACGACGAGCCTTAACGGACGCTGGGGCAGACACCAGCCCTCCCCCGGGCAGCGTTTCTATGCCCATTACCCCACGTTCAATGAGTCTTTGATAACCGGCAGGGGGTTTTTTGCCTGTTCCACGACGAGACCGCCGCTTCTTTACTTTTTTAGCAGTTCTGATAAGTGACTCAAACTTTTCATCGGTCTTGGAAGACATCTTGACGATCAACCTCTATCCAAACGATCCTCTAGGGCTTCCTCAAACCTTTCAAGAAACTCTCGCCCGAAATCAGCGCGTGCTTTAGCGTCCGCCCTTTCCTGAGGTGTCAAATCAGGGTTACTTTCTGCAGCAAATCCGGGATCAACATAATCTCGCTTAATATTTTTGATCCTTCTCCGAAGCAGCGCAACACTTTGTTTTTCAATTTCTTTCAAAGTATCTTCATACTCTTTTCGCGTTTCCTGAAGACGCTTGCGGGTATCTTCGGTCACTTCAGCGGCAATTTCTGCCGGTTCAATAACTTCGGTCGGTTCAGTTTCTTCTAACTGATTTTGAATTTGCTCTTCAATTCTTTCGTCTCTTCCACGTGACGAATCGTCAGGTTCGGGGGAGCGGCGACTGCGAGGAGAGCGCCGCTCTTCCGCTAATTTCTCAAACTTCTCAAGCGTCTCTAAATGGAACTTGTCCCATTCGCGAGACATTTCTTCGTCATCAACTTGTTCTTGGGGAACGTCACCTTCGGGCTTTGGCGACTCCATGTCGTTCTTAATTTTTTTAAGAATTTGGTTGATGCGTCGCACGGTAATGCCGTCGTCTTCTTTTATCGTTTTTTCTAAAGCATCATAATATTCTTTGCTTTCTTTAATTTTTTTCAAAGTTCTACCGCGCGCTGACCTTGGATTAACGTCTTCGGGCTTAGTCGGGGTTTTAGGCTTTTCACTAGACTCAGGCTCGGGGTTTGGCTCAGGCTCGGGCTCGGGGTTTGGCTTCGGCTTCGGCTTCGGCTTCGGTTCAGGCTCCGGGGTTGCGGGCACATTTGGAACCCCACCGCTGTCATTGTCGGGAACGCGATCATTTGCCAAATCGTCAATTTCTTTAGCCGATTCGAACCTTATGTCCTCGTCGTCGTTTACGAAGTTTTGGGCCAATCGAGCAACGTCGGCAATAGAAGAATTTTTAGGAACCTTGACATATAGCGGATTTTTAAACGGCTGAGGCTTTCCGCCAGATTCACTGTCCAAATCATCCAAACTGTTTGGGATCGCATAAAAACCGTAAACGTCTTGTCCCGTTACCGGATCTTTGCTCTTGGTAATAATCAGATTTTTGCCGTCGTGAACGACTCTTTCTTTTGCGTCGCCACCCGGACCATTCTGATTTTTAGCGGCAATTCCTTGGTTGACATTTTTTTTCCAGTCGTCGCGCACGGTTCTGGCTTTTGGCTCAGGCTTCGGCTCAGGCTTCGGCTCAGGCTTTGGCTTCGGCTTTGGCTCAGGCTTTGGCTTTGGCTTGGGCTTCGGCTCAGGTTCAGGCTCGGGTTCCGGCTCGGGTTCCGGCTCGGGTTCCGGCTCGGGTTCCGGCTCGGGTTCCGGCTCGGGTTCCGGCTCGGGTTCCGGCTCGGGTTCCGGCTTTGGCTTGGGCTTTGGCTTGGGCTTTGGCTTGGGCTTCGGCTCAGGTTCCGGTTCCGGCTCAGGTTCAGGCTCAGGTTCAGGCTCAGGTTCAGGCTTTGGCTTTGGCTTCGGCTTTGGCTTGGGCTTCGGCTCAGGTTCAGGCTCGGGTTCCGGCTCAGGTTCAGGCTTTGGCTCAGGCTCAGGCTCAGGTTCAGGCTTTGGCTCAGGCTCAGGCTTTGGCTTCGGCTTTGGCTCAGGCTTTCGCCTGCCATTCGTCGGACGCTTTTCACCCGTATCAATCTTCGCCTTACTCAAAACCTTACGACGACGCGTCGGCCCAAGTCGATTGACCAGAGCATCACTGTCATCATCGGCGTTGTAGGCCTCCCAATCGTTACGCATCGCACGCAAACGACCGATATAAGCGCCGGACTTGCTCCCATCCTCTTCTCTTAAACGAATGTACTCATCGATATCGTTAAGGGTAAAATCCGCCCTTCCCAAACGCTTAGCCCACTCATCTCGAAGAGCATTACGATCCTCAGCAAGAGCCCTGTCAAGCGACTCACGCTGATTTTCGTCAAGTTCATCAAGATTTACAAACGGACCACGCCGACGCCTAGGAGTACCGGGCTTCGGCTTTGGAGTCTTATCGGGAGCCGGGGTGCGAGGTGGGCGAGGTGGGCGAGGTGGGCGAGACGGGGTGGGCGTCTCGTCCGAATCTGGAACAACATCCTCAGATTCGGGAGTAGCACCTTCCCCAAAATCGAGATCATCGGCAATCTCGTCCAAACGGTCAAGCCAATCCCGTTCCGACTCGCCACGACGACGTCTACGAGAAGAAGGTGCACTTCCACCAGAAGGAGGACGGTTTCGACCACCCTGCTGCCCTTCAGGGACTTCATCCCTCAACCAATAATTTAAAGGCGGCCTCCGCCTACGACGCTCCTCTGCACGAGCACGCCGAGCCTCACGCCGAGCCTCACGCCGAGCCTCACGCTCTCTCTGCCTTGCGGAAGGCTCACTGGGGGGACCCTCCGCCCCCTCCCCGTAATCCAAATCGTCAGCAATGCGATCAAGGCGATCAAGATCCACCTCTCGACGACGACGACGGCGACGACGACTCTCGGAACCCCGACCCTCTTCCGGCAGGTCCGCATCGTCACGATCAGCGCCACGACGCCGCCGCTTCCCCGGTTTACGGTCAGGCATATTCACGCGATCAGCAGGATTTACAGGGGCTGCAGACGAAGGCTTCCTTCTAAGGCGACTAAGAGCCCCGCGACGTCCACGCCGACCCGGAACAACTTCCCCACGAGCAATCCGTTCCTGCATGCGTCGATTGCGACGATTAACCCGGCGGCCCCTCCTCTCATCAAGGATTCCTTCAGAACGTTCGCCAAGGTCCGTCAAAGTATTAGCAATGCGACGAGTAATCCCCCAACCGCAGTTGCGACCAAACCGGTCAGTAATCTGCCCGCCATAGCGAGTTCCAGCAGGGCAACGGAATCCTCCGCTCGGCGGCAAATCGGGATCCCACTCAGCACGAGTACGTTTAATCTCGTACTTCATAGTTGCGCGACGACTGTCGTGAACAAAAGCAAGGGCTTTATAGTTGACGGAAGTCTTCCAAGCGTTAAAACTTTTCTTATTAATTGGGCTGTCAACAACTGAAGGTGGGGAATCCACAAAAGAAGTGCGCCACACTGTTGAAGTTTCGATTTCAGGCACAGATTTGTCCAATGATCCAGTTGTCGAATTGCATCACCTAATTAGGCAATGCCCACTCCAACAAAAAACTTTTGCCTAGATTTCCGAAGTTGCTCTAAACGATTCTCAAACAAAGAACGCACAAGGCGAATATGGGCTTTTTCTCCAGCGCTCAAACCGCCATCCAAACCCAAACGAGAAACGTAATCATCCCAGTTGAACTTTTCCGCCCTTTTCAAAAGGTTGTCATAAAGTTCAATCAAAAGTTTTCTTTGTTGAGCGGCAACCAACTGATACTTTTCACGTGCCTGCTCGTTTCTGGTTTCCTGCAAAAAGTCGCCAAGGACCAGTTTTCTACGGGCAGCAAGAGCGTCTGCAGAAAGGCCCGCCAAAGCAGAAGTGCTATTACCACTCGCGATCAAACGTTGTTTCTCGCCTGAACCCGTGGAAAGGAGCGAGTTGGTGTTTCTGTCGCGATGATCAACCAGCCAGTCGGCAACAATTGTGCGAAGAAGGTCTTCGTTGTTAACATCCTTCATGCGACGACTTTTTGCGTTGCCGCTACCCAAATTAGATGGGTGTGCGACAAGAACGTCACGGTTGTCGCCCTTGCCAATAAATTTCACTGGTGGTGCTTCTAAGCCTAACGCAGAATTTACGTCGGCAGAAATCTTTTCAGCCAAATGCGTGTAAGAACCATCGTCGCTATTTCGATACCACTTTTTGCCGTCGCCCCTTTCCAACAAAGTGGAATTCGGGCCGACTCGTGTCGCACGAAAAACTTTTGACCTCCGCAAAGCCGCATCAAGGTATTCGGCTGGAACCTGTTCAGGACTGCCGTTGCCTTTCAAAAACTTGGATGCAGCCTCGGCGCTATCGATTTCAAGAGGCTTGACTTGCTCCGTTTGAGTAGAACTTTCAATCTGCTCCCAAGGCTTTTGATTCTTATCCCGTCCGGGCGCATTCGCCGCCAAATAAGACTGCTGAACCCAACTGCGGACCGTGGCAGTTCTTTTGCCGTTACCCTGCTGAGCAATGGTGACCATGTCATTTGGCTTGTCAATGTTTGGAAACTTTTCTTCGTAGGTGACCAAGCCATTGGAATTATCGGCAAAAGATCGCAAGCGAGCACCATAATCAAACTCTCCGTCATTCGACGTTGAAGACTTCGCCCAAGCCCTAGCCAAACGACGCTTTTCACCCGTATTCAAATTCCTTGCCCTGCGCAAAGAAATGGAACCCCCACCGGGAATAGCGTAAGACACCTGACGGATTCCGCTACGCCAAAGAGTAGAGATTTCTTGATCGCCAAGATTCTTTGGAGACTCGGCGGAAAGAACCAAACCGGCGTCCTGCATATCAGGGTTCTTGGTGATATTCGCAAGTGTCGCCACTCCCACCGTGGGGCGCAAAGCCTGACCATCACGACGAATCATTACTGCACCATTCACGTTTGGAGAAGACAAAGCCGAAATGGCCTGCCCGACACCCTCCGTAAATTTTGAGTCGCTGGCAGCAGCAACCCGAGGAATTTGAGCCGCTCGCTCAATCTGAACAGCCCGTCCACCATAGTTCGGAGCACCCAAAGCACGTCCTTCTCGTCGCAGCAATCCGACGAGACTTACGGCTCCGCCACCAGCATTTCTTCCAGATCCAACTCCGCCAATGCCACCACCGGGCAAATCAAAAAGTTGACGGCCACAGTTGCCGAATCCTCGCGAGGCAAACCGCCCACCAAATTCAAAACCGGCTGGGCAGCGAAGATTTCGTGAAACGGAACCTCCCCCAATTCGACTCCCCGGCAATCCACCCCGGTTATTTCCGCCCGGACTAATTGCAGAATAAATTTGTGAGCGAATCGGTTTGCGCACCGTGCTCATGTTTCCGGGAATAACAGCAGAAGCAAGACCTTGAGCAGCGCGTCCTGCGCCACTTTGTGTCCGAACAATTCCGGCCTTTTCCTGCTGCTCAAAAAGAGCGCGCTGCATCAGCATGCACTTAAAATTGACCAGTGCTTGGCTGCCATTCAGCGGACGAGCAAAGACGTCTGAAAAAATTTCTGCTAGCGGAGTGTCGTCGTTCGTCTCAGACTCGGACACTTCAAAACGGATTGTGTCCATGAAAAAACCTCAGGTTTGAAATCACACGTCTTTTTCTAAATCTTGCTCAGTTGAGAGAAGTTCAAACTCCATCAAGTTCACAAGAAACTCGTCTTCATCGGACTTGGAATCGGACATCCACGCTTCCGGCACAAGATCAAGTGCGTTCAATTGGCGTGCACGCTTCATAATGTGACGCTTTGCCGCTTCCTTGTCCTTGGCGCGCCCAAAGGCTTGAATGGCGTTGCGAAGATCTTCAACGTTCCCGATCGGGTAAGAGCCGTCGGGAAGAGCATTGCCCTCTTCCGCCATCTCGGCACGTTGGCCTTCCGTGTACATGGCCTTAAGGGCATACTCGGCTGTTTCAGCATCAATGAGACTCGCCTCGTCTGCGTCGTACTCGTCGTAGCCAAGAAGTTCGCCGTTCAGTGAAACGAACCCATCGTACGACTTGCCGTCGACGCCTTCGATTTCCACGGCGTAAACGTCGTGACCTTCAAACACATCAGCGTCGATGCTCACAACTTCGCCCGGGAGGGTCTTGGTGGCAATTCGGGCAGCGTCCTCAAGGGAAACAATGTCGTACGGCTGGTTTGCCGACTTCTCTCCGATAAGTTCATCGTCAAGAAGGCTCCAACCAATGCACTCTGCGGTGGATCCGTCGAAAATTGCTTCAGCGACCCGTCCGTCCTTGCGCATAACGTCAACAACGAAAAGGTCGGTTGCGTCGGAATACCCTGAATCAAGAACCTTTGCGCCCTCAAACATCTCTTCAGCAAGACCTTGAACCTCAATAAGGGTCGGCAGGTCTGCTTCTGGAGCGCAGCCACCGGGACAAGAAGCGCATGGCTGGGCATCACCTGAAAGCATTTTGCCCTGAAATCCGCACAGGTAGGCGTCGTCGCCCCACTGTGCCGACTTAATGTTCATCGAAGCCATGCGACGCTTGCGGGCTGCCATGCGGCGCTTGCGATCCTCGTCGCCCATCGCCTCAACAACCGTTTCCCCCATTTCGCCGTTTGACTCGTCGGGCATATCGTCCGACTCGTCCATGTCTTCCGCTGATGGATCTTCCTCGTCGTACTCGTCAAGTTCGTCGGGGTTTGCCATGCGAACAGCCTTCTTAGGCTTTTTCTTCATGGGCATCTCTTCGCCCATGCCCTCGTAGTCCTCTGCCTCATCCATACCCTTAGACGAGGCTTTGCGACGCTCGGTTGGCATTTCTTCTTCGTCGGACTCCTCTTCCATCTCCTCTTCGTCTTCAGCCATTTCGTAAGCGCCACCCTTGGATTGGACGGCCATCGCCCCACACTTGCCGCAGACTTTGGCGCCAGCCTTGTAGCCACAACCTTGGGTCAGTCCCTTGGCGCACTTAATAGCGTTCCCGTCGCCGTCGACGCGAACAACTGCTTTTTCGTCCATTTCGTCCATTGAAGTTTCCTCGTTCTGCATGGCGTTTTAATCTTTCTTTGCTGGCACGCCATGTGACGCGCAATCGACAATCACTACATTACTGCTTGTATCAAGAGAAAATAGGAAGTTCAGTTGTTTTGACATTTTTTTTAAACTTCCTCAAAACCCTTAGTCTGAATCTCCTCAAAAACATTGACGGCATTGCTGAGAGCATCAACAACACTTTGGGCCAACTCACCCTTAACGTGAACACCATCTTCGTCAACCTCAACATCCAGACCGTAATAGTCAACAATCGGGTCAATGGTTTCACGCATTTCATAAAGGCTGTCAATTGGCACAGCAATGGAAAGTCCGCCGTCTTGCTTCCTCTCCATGGAAGGCTCGGGACCCCCGCCAATAACTTCCGTTAAAAGCCGAATCGCTTCCGCAATCCTTTCAGCGTTACGGGAGTTCAATGACCTGCCAACCTTTTCCCTCAGTTCATCGAGGCTGTCTTCAACCGACTTGTAGGGGGAGCAAGAACCTGCGCCACCCTTGCCAGCGCAACCGCAACCGCAACCACCCGGCTTCCGATCCCAATTGTCAGGCTTCACCCAGCCGGAACCCTCGTAGGAGTCATCGTCATCGTCAATTTCTTCCCAGTTTTTTTCATCTGCCAAATATGCGGCAAACTCTTTTTCCTCGGCAAGGAATTCGTTCAAAACACGATTGGCGTACTTGACGTCCTCATCGGTAATTTCGCCCATGTCTTCGTAGTCGTCCAAGTCCAAGTCCTTTTTATTTCCCGAACGACGACGAATGCGTTTGCCGAATTCGGCATCCGACCAAATCGAACCATCGCGCACGCCGCGCAACTTCCGTTTGCAATTTTTCATGCCGGGATGATGGCAACCTTCGTTTGGCCAAAGCCCAGTTGTTTCGTGGTGAAGCCAAGCACAAATGTTTTCCAACGGATACAACTCAGGATGATCAGCAAGGATGACCCGGCAGCGCCTAAAGCCACCGGGCTTTTTCATAATTGGTCGCCAATACCTCAGTAGGCGTTCAAGGTTGCCGCGTCGTGGACCGTAGCCTCGCAGAATGTCGCCCGTAATGGCCTCTTGGGGAATTCCGGCCCGAGGGTCAGCCTTTACGTCCATGTCGCTATCCGCACTCTTTTCCAAAGAGGCTCTTGCTACCTGATTGCTTGCCCACTGATATGCCCGCATTTTCTGCAATCTTTTACGCATCTCGGCAGGCGTCTCGGCAAGGGCTTCGGGATCATCAAACCCGCCGTAGGAAAACACGACACCACCATCACGATGACGGACAACGCCTGATCCGTCCTCCTCAACTGTCGTGGTGTGCCCGTCGCTGTCGTTAAATTTCCATGATCTGGGAAGATTTGCGTCCCGACCAAGTGAGGCTTTTCTCTGCGCCCGAGCCAGAATATCTTCGTATCCCGCACCACCAAGTTCGCGATTCCACCGCTCAGTATGAGCCTTCCTGAGGGCCGCTTCACGGGCCTGCTTTGCCTTGGAGCGTAGATTTTTTGGGACGTTGGAATACACCTTGCTTGGCGCTTCTTCCCAGTTGCCGACTGAATACTCCTTGCCGTTAGAATCTTGAATGATGCCGCTGCCATCTTCATGGAAAAAACTTTTTTCACCATTCTTCCATCTGGCCCGGTGATAACTAGCCTTGGAGTTTGAGGTGGCCCGGTTTGCTGCAGGGCGAGACTCTTGCTGGGGGCGCTTTTTAGGGGCGGGTCTTTCGTCGGGGGTGCCATCAAAAATAACCCCGTCGCCGTCACGGTCAATTTCGCTTTGTCCTTCACGCGAGCGTCCACCGCCGATAGTTGCACCAAGGCCTTTTTCCGCATCGCCGGAATACGCTTGTCCACCGCCGCCCTCCATTGGAACGTAAACGGTTTCGACTCTTACGCGTTCTGGCTTGCCGATCATTACACGCCCCTCTTCGGCGTGCCAAGAAGACCTCATAGTGGTCACGTCATCTGGATCGGACGGATCCATGACATCGAAAACAACAGTATTCGATGTCATGGTGCGAATTCTTACAGGGCTTCGCAACTCATTGGCAAGTGAGCGGGCCAGCACAGCCTGCCTGCCCATTGCGGGATTCGACATGCCTGCGGATTCAGCAATCTCATCTAATTCTTCGCGAGGGTCGTCATCGGACGAACCTTCGCGGTCGGCGGCGTAACCGGAAAGACGTCGCCACATTTCTAACAATTCTTCACGATTTTCGCCGCTATGTGGCTTGCCATAGCCATAGCCCTTTTCCTGCTCTTCGCTTTCGCTAGTAACAGGTCCACCACCGATCCAAGCATCACAAGTACGGGCAGCAGCACACTTGAAATCAAACGCCTCGCAGTAGCCGAGGTCACCTGCTTCAATTACGCCTTCGGCTTCATTTCCAGATTCGTTTGCGAGACCTTGTTTAATGCAGTCCATCATTCGCTCGGTCTTCACGAAAGCGGCACAATTACCACACTTTTGCTTTTGGGCATCCTCAGTTGAAACGTCCCAGCGACGAGCCTTTCCGGCCCAAAAATCTAGGTTTGGCTCTTCAGGGTTTAACGGCCCATAGCCAGCAGACTCAATAGCCTTTTGACGGTTTTCCAGATTCACCGCAACGTCCCTAGTTGCGATTGGGCATGCTGCTTCAGCCTTCCCATCCGAAGACTTGCTGATTGCTTCCCGGACAACGTCCTTCATGTGTCCTTCGCCACGGGAACCAATCGCAAGCCACTTCATTTGGGCAACTACGCCCGGAAGTTGAAAATCCTTTAGATGACGAGCGATCCACGCTTCGCGAAGTTCCAATGCCTGAATCTGATCTTCGGTTTTGGCTGTGCCGCCCTGTTCAGCAATACGTGTGAGAATTGTGTACTGGTCATCACCCTTAATGTTGCCACCCTTGTCCCAGATGTTTGGGTGTTCAGTTTTAATTCGTTCCGCATAGGCTCGGTCGAACATCGGCCACTTGGACTTCTTAAAAGAAGTGACACGGTCTTTAGCGTCGTCGGACTTGATCGAAATAGTTCCAGTCAGTTGATTGGCCCCATGGAGGACGGGGGAGACTTCGTAGAGTTCAACTTCTTTTAGAAGGTTGGCCTGTCGGGTGTTGTCGTAAACGGCTTGAATAGTTTTGTAGCCAATTGACCATTCTTGTTCAGCCCCAAAAAATGAAATATTTGCAAAGGCTTCTCGACCTCTTTCGCTTTTAAGGTTGAACTGGACTTTTGCAAACAGCCCCCCGATTCGAGCAGCGCGCATTTTTTCCGGTAGGCGGCGGTCATTGGGTCCAACCTCGTAAATTTCCAGAACTCGGCCAATCGGATGGTTCCAGTCGTGCCCCCAAACGACGCGTGGCTTCCTGCGCTTTAGGCTTCCCTCGAATGCGCCGGGAAGAACAATGTCTCCTACTGAGTCTTTATTGCCAATGCCCGCAACGAAGCATTCAACAATTCCCTCTGCCTGATCAACGTTTAACTGACCGGGAATAGACTTTGTTTGAAAATCGGTTGACATTTCCCTACCTTGTGGAATTAAGGCGTATCTCAATAGGTTAGAGCAGTACCAATACCCACATGGAAGGGTTTCAATAAATTAAAAGAGGTTTCAATAAACTTTATAAACCGTCAATCGAATCGAAGCCTGCAACGACAATTAATCGTCAAATGGGGTGGAGCAAGGGGGTCTCCGGGGAATCGCAAAAGCGATCCATCGGTCTTGAAACCTTCTGAAAAAGCAACTTTTTTCCCATGTAGCGCCGCATGAGCACTTCGAACTTTTCCATCACGTCGACTTAGCCAAGTTTTTTTAACTCCAGTCGCGCTATTTTTTGCCGCAGCGCCAGCAGCAAAATAAGTTCCAGCGTTAAAAGCAGTTTGCGTTTCATTTTCTGCAATGCGGCGTCCGCGAGCGCCAATTAAGTTGGCAAAAATTGCTCCAAGAGCGGTGCGGAGAATACCCATCTTGTCTTCGTCGCTGCCGAGCAGAAGTACAACTAAAATCGCTGAAGCAATTTCTTCTTTTGTCGTTTCGTTGGCTTTTTGGATTCTGTAAATCTGGGCATCCACATACTGCTTTAGGGCCTCGTCATCAAAAACAAAATCCGTTTTATCAACTTTGCTTGACAGGCTCGTCCCCATGTCAGCAGCATCTCGCACAATCGCCGTAATCACAGGGCGAAGGTCTTCATCGAGTTGCTTATTCCATACGGTTTTATCGAAAATTGCATCTACCGGCAACTCCCCAGCCGCAATGGCTCGTCGGGCCTTTGCTCCCATTGCTTTCTCCAGCACAACTCTTTGCTGACGTTCAAAAAGGCGCTCCAAGGAGCGATCAAAAATTTCCGTCCACCTGTCAACTGATTGACTTGACTTGATTTCCCACTCGTCCGGCTGGTCCTTGTTGAGCAAATCCTTAAAAAGGATCGGAGCCGTCAACGTCGCTTCTTCCTCAGGGGCGGGTTCTGCGGGAATTTCCGTCTGCTCCGGTACTGCCGTTTCTGGGGCTTCGGCCTGAACTTCGGGGGCTGCGGCTTCCCCTGTTGGAACCATGTCTACGGGAGTTTGAGGGGCTGCGGCATTAAAAGGCTTTTCGGTATTTCCGATTGGCGTCAAGTTCGGATTAGCAAGCATTGAGTCCATAAGTTCGGACTCGATCTTGCTTCGACCCGTTCCTTCACGGTACTCATTGCCCGTAATTAA